TATCTGAGAGAGCAGTACAAAGATTTCGACAAAGAAGAATGTCTTAGAGCTGTTTCGTTGTCATTCTGTATGGAATCTGAAGAAATTATCAACGATTTTGGGAGTCTTTAAATGAACGAAGTTACTTACCATCAAAACGGAATAGATTTATCGAAGTCGGTTAAGGATTTAGAGCATATCTTCCAGATGTGTCAAATTCTCTCAAGAATAAAGCACTACGAAGCTATGGGAGTCGAAGGAGTTTTTGCAGTAATCATGCGAGGCATATCGCTAGGGCTTAATCCAATCGAAGCACTTTCTGGTTCACTCTACTATGTAAAAGGAAAAGTAGAGATGAGCGCTCAGTGCATGAATTATTTGATACGTGCTGCTGGTCATCAAATTTTTAGAGAACCTGAGACAACTGATGAAATTTGTGTGCTACGTGGGGTACGTAAAGATACAGGCCAAGAGTGGATATCATCCTTCTCTATCGATGACGCAAAAAAAGCTAAACTAATGAAAGATAGCGGTGATGATGAAGAGGAATCATACTACGATAAATATTCTGGTAAGATGAAACAAAAGAAAGTTTCACCGTGGCATGCGTATACAGCAGATATGCTATTCGCTCGAGCTTTATCTAGGCTCGGGCGCCAGTTGTTTCCCGACGTCATCAAGGGCTGCTATGTTGACGGTGAAATTCCTCGCGAGGAGGACGTTGAAGTGAAGCGCTCTAAAGAGCTTGAGAAGCTGCCTCCGGCTAACGCAGTATTCACGATTTCTGATGAGGACGCAAAAAAACTCGAGGACGTGCTCGCTGAATGCGATGAAGCGTATGTCGATAAAGTATATAAAGCGCTCGAGAAGTCACCAATGCGTATCAATTCATGGAAAGACTTGACTCCGGAGCTTTATGCGCGTATCTACAAAGCAGCGGTACGCCGTCGCGATGAGCTCAAGACTCAAGCTTCTGAAGAAAAAAATGAAGCAGCAGCCTAGAGAATAGGGGAGATACACTCCCCTAATTTAAAAAAAATAGTATACCATGTCGAGGATGCCCGCGAAATGGTCTAGGATATACCTAGGAGTAATAATATGACCCCAGCTGATGTTCTTGATGAAGTGATGATGACGTATGGAGAATGGATTGAAATGAGCCCGGATCCGGATGGAATGATCATCACTGCGCTAGTCAATCTAGTGATCAAGGCAAGAAGGAAATTTTTTGACTTAGAAAATCTGCGTGGGGGATCGCAATGCGTAGTGAAGCAGTAAATCAGAGACAAGTCACGTGCTACGATTGGAGAGAAGAATTGCAACTACGCTCACGTGAGTTACGCAAGGACCGCATTGGAGCGAGTGATGCCCCTGTTATCATGGGAGTATCGCCATGGAAAAAACCACTGGAGCTATGGGAAGAAAAAGTTGGAATCCGTGAGCAAAAAAAAACGAATGCGGTCATGCAGCGCGGGATTGACCTTGAGCCTATCGCTCTAGAAAAGGTTGCAGACTTGCTTGACAAGCCATTCTGGCCATTAATTTTTCTCCATAAAAGTCTTCCATGGATGATGGCCACGCTCGATGGATATTCTTATGACGGCGACGTAGCCGTTGAGATTAAATGCGCTGGAAAAAAGGACCATGGGCTAGCGCTAGAGGGAAAAATCCCTCCTAAATATATCCCACAGCTACAGCATCAGATGGAGGTCTGCGGACTAAACAAGATTTTTTACTACTCTTTTGATGGCAAGGATGGCATCCTGCTCGAGCTCGAACGTGATCATGCATATATTGAAGAGATGATTATCCGTGAAAAAGATTTTTATGAATGCATGGTCAATATGATTCCACCGGTATGATCTGTACGTTATGTGACTTGCCTCTGTTTGAAAAAGAAATTTTTTTCTTTGAAGAAACCCCCGCCTCAAAATTTAAAATTGGTCTCCCATGCTTCGTATGCTACGAATGCCGTCACTACGTCATTGTCGACGAGAATCATGCGCGTATCGTCAATGAGTGCATCTATCCTCGCGTCTTAAGTACTATGAAATTTTTAATAAAATACTAACTGGAAACGTAACCATCGATGACTCAAGTAGAAATTCCTCATTCGAACGAAGCGGAAATGATCACGCTCGGATGCATGCTTACCAGCACTGACTGCGTCATGCTAGCGCTAGATATCATTGGACCAGAAGATTTTTATCATCCTCATCATGGAATTATTTTTAGTGCTATCCGCGAGCTCCATGGAAGGCAATCTGAAGTAGACGTATCAATCGTATCGCAATTCATGAAAGACTCGGACCAACTCAAAAGCATTGGAGGAGTTTCTTATCTAGCGAGTCTATGCCAATTTGCTGGAACCAGCGCTAATTTTCTTGAGTACATAAAAATCATCGATGATAAGTCGACATTGAGAAAAATCATCAGATTTTGTATCGATACGCATCGCGAGGCTATGACGGGAAATCATGATGTCACTGAATTTCTCGATGAGGCTCAAAAAAAACTATGTGCTATAGGATCAGGAAGCACGACGAAGGCACGTTGCATTTCAGAAATTCTAACTGAATTTGAAGAGGGGAAATCATTCCTGCAAGTGCTCCAGGAGCGCCAAGAACGCTTTACAGAACGTCAGGCATTGGGCGGTATATCAGGAATTCCAACGGGATTTTTTGGTGTAGATCATCTTATCGATGGGCTAGGAAAATCTAATCTTATTGTGGTTGCAGCACGCCCTGGAATGGGAAAAACGGCATTCGTTCTGAATATTGCAGAGCACGTATGTTTTGAGTTAAATATTCCAGTAGGAATTTTTTCATTAGAAATGGATGCGGATCAGCTCATGGGGCGCCTGATCTCATCTCATAGTGGAGTAAATTCAGTAGATATAACTAAGGGAAGTATCAGTGGAGCTGACTATCAGAATATTGTTGTAACAGTTAAATCATTAGAGGAAAAAAATCTTTATATTGATGACCATCCACAGCTAACGATTGCACAGATACGCTCAAGGGCACGCACGATGAAAGAAACGCAAGGAGTTCAGCTAATCATCATTGACTACCTACAGCTTATATCTTCGACTTCTCGTGGAAAAATGGCGGAAAATCGGCAGATGGAGGTAGCAGAAATTTCTAAGATGATGAAAGGACTCGCGCGTGAGCTCCGTATTCCATTGATTTGCGTAGCGCAGCTATCACGAAAGGTAGAAGAACGCCAGGATCATAAACCAGTCATGAGTGATTTACGTGAAAGTGGCGCCATAGAACAAGATAGCGACCAAATTATGTTCCTAACGCGCAAGGACTACTACGACAAAAATCTCTGTCCAGGAACAGCTACATTAATCGTTGCAAAAAATCGTCATGGTGCGACTGGAGAGGTTCCACTTAACTTTGAGCCAAAAAATGTAAAATTTTCTAGTGCTTCAACGAAAGGAATGGATGAAGACTAGAAAAAGAAAGCCCAGGCTAGGGAGAACCTGGGCTTAGATCGATTCTTAGAATAAGAACCGAAGTGCAACGCGCTGATTCGAATGCAACGACAGATAGTACCAAGAACGGTGTCTGTCATTTCAGTTCGACTCAATTTACTGTCGATGCGAATGCCTTTGTTACTGTTACCGGTGGAACCTTTGCTGGTTCGATCAACGTTGATGCATCATCGGGAGCTGGAACAGATCCTGTAGTCCCCAATGCAAGTAACGTTATCACGGTCACTGGGGCACAAGTCGCAGCAGGTACTGTTGGGGCTAATGTCATAAGGACAGATTCTCTAGCAGCGAACACGTATACGATCGAAGTCCAGCGCTCTGCTGCTGTCGCTGCCACAGACAGCACACAGAATGGGGTATCCCATTTCGATAGCAACGTCTTCTCCGTCGATGCGAATGCTTTTGTTACGACTGCTGGCAAGGTAGCGATTTCATTTGCTGCCGATAGCGGTACAGCAGCACCAGCAGCTGGGGTAATTACGATCGCCGGTGGACCTGGAGTTACGACTTCTGCCTCCGGGTCTACGGTTACCATTAACAGCGTAGTCTTTACGGATCAAGCTGGTTCTACGTCAGTGACGAATGATTCCGGATCGTTTGCGACGGCTGCGATTACGTTGACGTTACCGGCGGCCCCGGCACAAGGAGATCTTTTGATCTTTGCATGTACCTCAGCGAGTGCCTTGGTTCTTGATGCTCCCAGCACACATCTGATCAGAATTGGATCGCTTGTGACGAGTGCTGGGGGAACGATGACATCGACGGCTATTGGAGATTCGGTGACGCTGCGTTACTTTGCAGCAAGCACGACGTGGATCGCAACATCTGTGATTGGAGTGTGGCTAGCAGCCTAAAGGAGACTCATGGCATTCACCCATTCTTTAGCAACAAATAACTATGGACCTGCAAAGTTTATCGTCAGTGCTACGGCATCGCAGGGAACGCATACGACGATTGCTTCAGCACTATCCGATGCTGTGTCAGGTGAGACGATCTTTGTGCGTCCTGGGACATATACAGAAGATCTGACATTGAAGGCTGGAGTTAATATTGCTGCCTTTAGTGGTGATGATGATGTTGCGAATGTGGTCATTACCGGAAAGGCTACAGCGACATTTACGGGTTCGTGTTCCATTGCCAATATTCGACTGACAACCAATTCTGATTTTATCTTAGTCGTTAGCGGATCGAATGCTACAGTGGTGAGTTTTTTAGATTGCTACTTGAATTGTTCGACGACCACAGGGATCTCGATGACGACTTCTAATGCTGGAGCTGTGGTTCAGCTGTATAATTGCTTTGGAAATCTTGGAACCACAGGAATTGGCCTCTATAGCTCGAGCTCAGCAGGAACGATTGAAGTTCTTCAGGGTGAGTTTGCCAATAGTGGTGCTTCAACAACAGCTTCCACGAACTCAGCTGGACTTGCAATCTTTCGCCATACACGTTTAGACGGACCTGTGTCGACCAGTAGCACTGGATCCATCCAAGTTACCCATAGCGAGATTTTCTGTGAGGCACTAAATACAACGGCGATTACGCACAATGGTAGTGGAAGTAATGCTATTGTGATGCTCTCGGATGTTACTTCGGGGACGGCTACAGCAATTTCTATTGGAGCGAGTGCAACACTAAGAATTGAAGCATCACGTCCGATTTCTTCGAATGGTACTGTTGTATCAAACTCTGGAACGCTCACAGTGAAAGGAACACACAATACTGCAGTCAGCTATTCAGGTGATAGTGGTAGTGCTGTTCCAACCTACGCTGGAGCTCTTACGCTTGCAGGAGCTGGAGGAGTCACTACCTCAGCAACTGGATCGACTGTGACGATTACGGGGAGTGGTGGTGCTGCATTTGATCCAGCTAATACATTATTAATATACGAAGATTTTATCTGTACTGAAGAATCAGTAATTGCTGGTAATGTATTTGTTGGAAATAATGGCTGGATCAGTAATGGTAGGGTGTTCCCAGTATCTACTAGTGCCATTCTTAATTCTGATCACCCTGGAGTTATATTACTTTCTGTGATAACAGCAAGTGTTGCTTGGTTTGGTATGGCCTATGGAACAACCGCAACAATTTGCAACGCTATACAACTTGGTGGTGGAGAGTTAACTTGTATTTGGGTGTTTAATATACATACTTTATCTACTTCAGGAGAAAGATATATTTTTAGGGTTGGTATTTCAGACAACATTTTATATTCTACAACTCAAGATGTTCCTAATGGTGTTTATTTCCAGTATTCAGACGATCTTAATAGTGGAAATTGGCAATACAAAACAGCAAACGCAACAACAAGAACAACTGGAAATTGAATATCAGAAATGGTACGATGAAACTAGACCAAATAAGTATATTGACCCTAAAATACAACGATTAAGAACACAATTAGACGTATTAAATAATGTGAATTCGGATATTGATGATATTCGAAATGGAACTAAAGATATTGAATCTTATTCTGAATTTTTATACTTACAAATTGACCAATTAGAAAATAAATTAGAAAATCTAGAATTAACTTTATAATAAAAAAAAATATGAATAACTTAAAAGAAGAAGTAAAACAACCAGATACTGATCAAGTTAAATAATGATTGGAATATATAGATTATTATTTCCATCTGGTAAATCATATATAGGTCAAAGTATGGGATTAGAGGCTAGATTAAAAACATATTCTGCACACCACTGTAAGTCACAGGTAGCACTATATAATGCTTTATCAAAATATGGATTTGATAATGTGACTGTTGAGATACTATATTCTTGTGAGAAAATTACTCATGGTAAATTCATGTTAAATATATTAGAGAAACATGCAATTAAAAAATATAACTCTTTATATCCAGGTGGCTATAATCTAACAACTGGTGGTGATTCATTTACGTTTAGTGACGCCACCAAAGAAAAACAGAGAATTTCAGCTAAAAATAAACCACCAATTAAAGATTCTACAAGATTAAAGTTATCCATATCCAATAAAAATAAAGTAAGATCTGCTGAATCAAGAAGAAATATAAGTCTTGGAAAAATGGGATATAAATGCTCAGAAGAACATAAAAGAAATATGTCAAAAGCTAGACTTGGAACATCTAGACTAACTGAATCTATTGAAAAACAAAAAGAGACTTTTAGATTGAAGATGGATAATAAAGAAATATTTTGTTATGGTATAGATAAAATATTTATATGTAAATATAAAAATGCATATGAAGCAAGGATTAATAAACCAATAAAAAAATCAGAAATGATACACGCATGTTGTAGACATCCAGATAAAAAGAAAAAATGTGGTGGATATAGATGGTCGTGGACACAAAGTGAAATATGGCCTCATTAGATATAAACAAAAACTCGAATATTGCAAAAGTGCACTGCGCTTTAGATATTGGATTCTTTTATAAATGACTATCATTTACGACACCATTACACAAACTAACTAAGTCTGAAAGACAAGTATTAGCTTCATTTCTAGCAAAGAGACATGAGTTGTCTCAGATAATTAGAGATGAGAATATGCTTGATAACGTGCTTAATAGCATTGATATAAGAAAGGATATACGTGAGGCAATAGGATTAACTACGACTCAATTTAATATCCTTATATCAAAGATGAGGCGTTCGGGGGTAATGGATGGCAAGAAGATAAATAAGCATTACATTCCAAATGTACAAAAAGATACTGGACAATATAGACTAACAATTATATTCGACATAGATGACAAATACAAAATCGAGAAAGACATGCTCCAACAGGGAGATTCTGGAGATGGCGAAACAAGTGTCGATTAAATTAAACATACCATCACAAGTTGTAGTAATGGCTTATTATAGTTTCTGGGATAATATAAAAGAATCAATAGGCAAATCAAACTTAGATTTGATTGACGAGAACACAGAGATAGATTTTCCACTGAGTTATAACATTGGTTCAATTGGAAAGTTATATACACATAAGAATAGAATAGTAGCAATTAATAATAATATAAAGAATAAAAGGGAGAAGAATGAAAATATTGAATATTAAAAAAGCAACACCAATGTTTACTGGTGTGATAGTAACATGCGATAGATACACTGCTGAAGATACCACTACTGATGGTATTGAAGATGTATCAATGACTGGTAGGATTAAAGAAGGACAGACTATTGTAAGTCCATCAGAACAGTGCGTTAATCGTGGTATTACAGTTGGTAATCTAGTTGCACTAACATATGAA